GATACGATGCTCCTGGACCAGCTCTACCGCCTGGCCACGGACGGGGGGGCCGGGGGGGACGACGACTACGCCTTCAGGGCCCGGAACCTCGGCGTCGTGGCCCAGGAGTACGCCGGCCTGTCGGTCCCCAAGGACGACCCCTACCGGGTCCGTTACGGGGAAATCATCGGGGTGCCGTTCGCGGACGTGGACCCGGGGTTCCTGGACTACGCCATCCTGGACGCGGTGGCCACCTGGCGGGCCTACGTCCGGCTCCGGGAGCTGTGCCAGAAGCACCAGTGGCTCCACTCCCCGGCCCGCGGGGAGCAGCGGTACGAGATGTACCCGCGGGCCTGGCAACGCTTCGGGGTGCTGACGGAGGCGGTCCAGGTCAAGGCCGCCGTGGTGCTGGCGTCGGCCTACCGGCTGGGCATCGCCGTGGACCCGGGGAAGGCAGAGCTGGCCGAGGCTCGCCTGCGGGTCCGGATCGAGGAGGCCGTCCGGTGGATCAAGGAGAACTACCCCCAGCTGTTCCGCTACTACAAGGTCAAGGCCAGGGCCGGCGACTTCATGGTCAACGCCCACACCGGGGTGCCCAAGTTCCAGCAGAAGGAGATGAGGGCCGTGCTGGGGGCGTTGGCCGCGGAGAGGGGCCTAACGCCGCCGCGGACGGGGAAGACGAAGGAGGTGTCCGCTAGCCTGGACGTGTGGCGGAACTTGCTGCCCGACCACCGCCTGGTCCAGACCTGGGTGGCCATGATGGACGCGGGCAAGCTGCTGTCCTTCGTCCTCCAGGTCAAGGGGCGGCGGACCCTCCACCCCTCCTACAAGACGCTGGTCAGGACCGGCCGCACCTCGGCGTTCAAGGGGGAGCTGTCGCTCGGCCTGAACATCCAGCAGATGCCCCGGGAGGGCTGGTTCCGTGAACTATTTGTTCCCCGACCCGGCTACAAGCTGGTGTCTGTGGATTATAGCTTCATCGAACTGCGGACCCTGGCGAGCGTTTGCTATGGAAGATTCGGACGAAGCGTTTTGGGTGACGTTATCAAGGGTGGCACTGATCCTCATGCTTACACAGCAGCTCTGCTACTAGGTTCACCTGTTGCTGGCTTCGTTGCTCTGAAAGCCTCGGACCCCGCGACCTACAAGCACCACCGCCAGGCCGCCAAGGCCGTCAACTTCGGGGTGCCGGGGGGCCTGGGGGCCGAGAAGCTGGCGGCCTACGCCAAGGCCAGCTACGGCGTGGCCATGACCCGCGAGCAGGCGGCCCGGTTCAAGCAGCGGCTCATCACCGAAGTGTACCCGGAGCTGTCCCTGTACCTGGCCGACCGATCCTCCGTGGATCTGGCCGAGAACCTGGGCGTGGCCGAGGCCAACGTCCGCTACTCCTTCGACCTGCGGCCCGGCCAGGAGGGCCTAACGATGGGGGCCGTGCGGAAGGTCGCGGCCGGGAAGGCCGTGAAGGCGGACGGCACCCCCTACAACGCGGCCTACACGGCCAACGTCTGGCGGACCCTGGAGAAGCTGTATGCCGGGACGGACGAACGGGTCCGGGAGGCCCTGGCCCGGCGGGAGGGCGGGAGCTGGCTGGAGGGGCGGTTGTTCTCTCGGACGGTGCCGACGCTGACGGGCCGGCTGCGGGCGGGCGTGTCCTACACCGAGGCCCGCAACACCCCGTTCCAGGGGCTGGCCGCCGACGGGGCCAAGCTGGCCCTGTGGGAGCTGCACAAGGCCGGCTACCTGGTCGTGGCCTTCGTCCACGACGAAATACTGCTGGAGGTGCCCGCGGACCGGGCCGAGGACGAAGCCCGAAAGGCGTCGGCAATCATGGACCGTGCGATGGAGCAGGTGTTGTTCCCCGGCGTCCCGTCGGCTTGCGAGTACGCCGTGGGGGACTACTGGGTCAAGCCGTAGGGGAGGTCCCGGAGTATGTCGTTTGCGGACCTGGTGCGTGACGAGCTGCGGGGGGCGAGGATGGCCCATGCCAACCTGCACAGCTCCCACGAAGCCTACGCCGTCCTCCTGGAGGAGGTGGAGGAGTTTTGGGAGGAGGTTCGGAAGAAGGTCCGGCTCCGGGATCGGTCCCGGATGCTGGGGGAACTGGTGCAGGTCGCGGCGATGGCCCAGCGGGCCGCCGAAGACCTGGGACTGCTGGAGGGCCAATGAACGACTGCCTGCCGATCAAGGACAGCGGCGAACGGGAAGTGTTCCAGACCGGGGCCCAGCGGGAGAAGAAGAGGGGCCTGGGGGCCTTCACCCTGATCCCGTGGAAGATCATTTGGGACCTGTCCAAGTATTTTGAGGCCGGTGCCGAGCAGAAGGGGGCCAGGAATTGGGAGAAGGGCATCCCCGTCTCTTCCTACCTGAACAGCACCCTGCGGCACTTGGCCCGGTACATGGCCGGGGAGCGGGACGAGAACCACCTGATGGCCGCGGTGTGGAACCTGGTGTGCTGCCTGTGGACCAAGTGGCAGATTGCTTGTGGCAACCTGCCGGCGGACCTCGACGACATTGAGGCGGACCTGGTGAAGCAACAGATTAAGGAGGGACGGCCGTGACGTTCAAACAACTGGAAGAGGCGGTGGCCGTCGTCCGGGAGAACATGGGCGACCTGGTGGAGGTGTGTCAGAAGGCGGCCGACGCCATCAACGCCGACACCCGGACGCACGGGAAGGACATCGCGTCGTACCCGACCGTGCGGGGGGACGCGGAGTCCCTGTGTCGGCTGGGGCAGAACCTTGCCGAGGCGATGGTGGCCGCCGGGCAGGTCGGTCGTTTCCTGGGCCAGCTGGGGGTGGTGGCGGACGAGGCGTTCCGGGGGCAACACCCCGGGGAATATGAGAAGGCCGCGGCCCGGCTCCGGAAGGAGCTGGACGCCCAGCAGTACGAGCGGATGCTGGCCCGGCTGTTAGGCAAGAATTAGGGGGGTGTCATGCGTCCTCGCGTCTACATCGCCGGTCCCATCAGCAAGGGGCCCATCACGGAGAACATCCGGCAGGCCGTCCGGGCCGCCAACGCCCTGATCCGGGCCGGGTACGCCCCCTGGGTGCCGCAGCTGACGGCCTACTGGGAAGGGCACCCGCCGTCCGCAGGCACCAAGGAGGTGTCGCACGCCGAGTGGATGGAGGTGGACCTGCCGTGGGTGGGGGTGGCCGACGCGGTGCTGCGGCTGCCGGGCGAGTCCAAGGGGGCGGATATGGAGGTGCGTCACGCCCTGGACCACGGAGTCCCCGTGTTCTTCGACCTTGGCTCCCTGCTCGCCAGCGGCTTGTCGGGCGTTGCCCCTGAGGCCCCGGCGGCGGTATAGGAGGGGATCATGGCCTGCAACACTGTCGGCGGTCTGGTGGTGGTCCGGCCGGACGTTATCAATGTCCGGCCCGGGTCCGCGGTGGACCTGGCCCTGCTCTCCGACCTGCACCTGGGGTCCAGCCTGACGGACTACGACGCCCTGGAACGGGAGCTGTCGGACGCCAAGGACCGGGAGGCACGCATCCTCATCAACGGGGACGTGTTCGACGCCATCCTGCCCAGCGACCACAAGCGTTACTCGCCGGACGCCGTCGCCCCGTGGTGCCGGGCCCGGAAGGACGCCCTCAACTGTGCGGTGGAGTACGCCGTCGAGCTGCTGGCCCCCTACGTCGATCTGATCGACATGGTGGGGACCGGCAACCACGACGCCGAAATGGAGAAGCGGCACGCCTTCGACCCCGTCCGGGCCCTGGTCAAGGGCCTGAACCGCCTGGCCAGCGGCGACCATTTTGTCCACCAGGGCGGCTACACGGGCCTGGTGGAGTACCGCTTCCGGCACCCGGGCCACGGCCGGCTCAAGCGGTACGTCCTGTGGTATCACCACGGGGCGGGGAAGACGGGGACGCTGTCCTCCGCGGTAACGTCCCTCTCCAAGAAGGCCCAGTGGGTCCGGGCCGACCTGCTGTGGGAGGGGCACTCCCACACCCGCTGGTCGGCCGACGAGCTGGTGGTGGGCTGGGAGGACGGGGCCCCCCGGCCAGAGGTGCGGCAGGTCCGGTACGTCGTCACGGGGTCGTACCTGCGGCCCTACAACCCCCAGGACCCGGTGACGGTGGAGGTGCAGGGCCGGCGGGGGAACTACATCAGCGATTCGGGGATGCGTCCCCACGGGGTCGGAGGTGCGGTGGTGGTGCTGTGGTTCGGGGGGCCCAACGACCCCCCCTCGGTCAAGGTCGTCCAATAGGAATGGAGCCATGCTGAAACTCTGTACGTCCGTCGGGATGCTGCTGGTCGGCGGCCTGCTCTCCCTCCCCCTGGCGGCGGGCCTCGGGGGCGTTAACGTCCCCAGCCCCCCGCCCCGCCACGAGTGCCGGACCGGCTGTCGCCTCCGGGACCGCGGGGACAACGTCCAGGAGCGGCTCCAGCGGCAGGTGGTCATGGTCCGCTCCCGCCGCGGCTCCGGGTCGGGCTTCCTCTTCCTCGCCAGCAACAGCCGGTGGTACGCCTGGACCGACGCCCACGTCGTGGCGGGCTGCGACCTGGTGGAGCTGGTCCTGCCCAACCGCTCCGTCCTGCCCGCCGAGGTGCTGGCCCGCGGCCGTCCGGTGGGCGGGGTGGACGTGGCTCTCCTCTCCCTCCAGGACCGACCGGCCGGCTGCCTGTCCGTGGCCTTCCACTCCGGCCAACGGCCCCGCGTCGGGGGCCGGGTGCTGGTGTGCGGCTGGCCCCTCGGGGACTTCGGCGGCACCGTCGTGCCCGGGGAAATCAGCAACCTCGGTCGGTCCTGGGAGGACCAGCCGCAGGACATCTGCACCGCCCCGACCTACCCGGGCAACTCCGGCAGCCCCGTGGTGTGCCGGGAGAGCGGTCGGGTACTCGGCCTGGTGAGGGGCGGGGCGGCGGGCGGCCTGACCCTGTATACCCCGACGTGGCGTGTGCGGGATTGGGCCAGGGAGGCCCGCGTCGAATGGGCCCTGGACCCGTCCCTGCCGGTAACGTCCCCCCGCGACCCCGAGGCCCACGACCAGCTCATGCAGATTCTGGAAAGGGAACGCTAATGTCCGACAGCAGTCCCATCCGTCTCAGGGGCCTGGAACGTCGCCTCCGGGCCCTTGAGCTGCGGCGGCAGGGCTTCTCCTACTACCGGATCGGCCGGGAGCTGGGGTGCAGCTCCAGCCGGGCCCACAAGATCGTCACCGATGAAATAAAGCGGCTGGTGCGGGAGAGGGCCGAGTCCGCAGAGGTGGTGCTGCGTATCGAGATGGACCGGCTGGACGAACTACAGACGCGGGTCTACGAGAAGGCCCTCGGCGGGGACGTGAAGGCCCTGGAGGCCGTCCTGAGCGTCATGCAGCGGCGGGCCCGAATGCTCGGGATCGACGCCCCGACGAGGCAGCAGGTGACGGTCAACGACCTGACGGATGAGGAGCTGCTGGCCGAGGCCCGCCGCCTCGGTCTGGAAGTCCCGGCGGAACTGGAG